TCCGAACTCTGTGCAGTGGGTGCCTGCAACTAATGTTGCGGCACTTGCTGGTGGTGGCCCGTTTCTGCCGCTCAGCGGTGGCACAGTAACTGGTGCGACGACATTCAATGCAGGTCTGACCTCTCAATATCCTGGCACAGCTAATCGCTTAACCAGCACGCCCACACATCCGAGCGCGACATATGTTCCTGGCTCCTCGCAATTATTCAGCTACTACGTCGCCGCATCAGGAGGAGGTAATCGCTTCGATGTGGTAGCTAATTCGCAGTTCTATAGCTCGATCACTGGTGCACCGGACACATTCGTCTTCAACAATCTAAATGTCGTAGATTACGCAGGCAGTGGAGGACAAAGCCAACTCGTAGCGACCTACAACCAAGCAATCCGGCGCACACGAAACGCAGGAGGTGTCCCGAACAATCCAGAGATATTCGGTGCCGTGTTTGAAGCGATTGACTTCACCAACTCCGACAGCGCCGCGTCCAACGGGATGAGTGGCGTCGAGATTGACATGACCTGCGGCAACACCGATAGCGCACACAACAGGCGCGGCTTCGGCATGTATCTGAACAGAGCCAACGGAGGCGACGTGGCGCCGGTGGTCAGTCTAGGGATGCACCTCGCCGCCAACGCTGGCAGCTACGATACGGTGTTAAAGATTGAGACGCCGTTCAACATCGCAGCGATTGATCTACGGTCGGCACTGGCAACGGTGGGCACAGCGCACCAGATATGGCTGGGCACGGCGGGCACCATTGCGCTTGATACACCAGCGTCGTTTACACTGAGCGGTGATACGACAGGAGGCATGGTCCTTGCGGCCGCCGCAGGACAACCTGCGCGCATTATTTATCAGAGTGCGAGGACATGGTGGTCGGGAGCATGGTCGGATGGTAGTTTCTACATCACTGATCAGACAGGGACAGCCAATCGCATCACGATTACCCCAGCAGGTGCGATAACTCTGAATGGCGCAGCGACTATAACCGCCGGGTTAATACTAAACGGCAGCGTGCCGCAGTTCCGCCTCAGTGCGGCGGCAGGAGTCTACCGAGCAGTGCAATGGGAGACCTCCGGGTCAGCACGTTGGGCTTGGGTTTGTTCTGCTGATGCGGAGACCGGTGGAAATATCGGGAGTAACTTTTACCTGGGACGTTATGACGATACCGGTACCCCCGTTGGAAGCCCGCCGATCTCGGTAGACCGTCCGTCTGGCGCAGTCACTATGAACAATGGCGCCAACTTTGGCGCCCAGGTCGGTGCGTCGAATACCGATATGTCAAAGCATATCGCGCTGCATACTGTCGGTTATGGCTTTGCCATCACCGCCAATCGTCAGAACTATATCGTGCCAGGACCGGCAGCGCATGTATTTCTCACTGGCACCAGCGATCGCCTGTCGATCACAGCTACGGGGCTGGGGTTCAATGGCACAGCAGCGGTCGCCAAGCCGACCGGTTGGGGTGCCGCTACCGGCACAGCAACGCGCTCTACGTTCGTCACCGGTTCCGTGACGCTTCCTGTGCTGGCTGAACACGTCAAAGCACTGATCGATGACATGATTGCCTACGGACTGATATGACCATGAGCGCCACCATCGATCGCAACCAGCCCGTCACCGTCACACTCACACTCACTGCTGAGCATTGGGATATGATAGGGCGTGTGCTGGGCAAAGGACCATACGAGGTCGTAGCACCACTGCTTGTTACCATCCACCAAGAGTGTATGCGTTACGCTGCACCAGTGCCAGAGCAGATACAGCGCAGCAACGGAGAGGATCAACCTAGTGTTTGATTATCCGAACTCACCTGCGGTTGGCGATACTGTAACCAGTCCGAGTGGTGGTGCGTATCGTTGGGATGGCACGAAGTGGGTATTGCAAGCAACGGTTGGGAGTAGCGGTCCGTTCTTGCCGTTGAGTGGCGGCACGGTGTCACCAGGGCCATTGAACCTGACGGGCCTCTCTCGCCAGGGATATGCCACGAACCCACCGACCTGGGCATCAAACAACCCTAACGGCAACGGCTGGTTTGAACTAATCGCTGAGGCGCAGTTTTACTCGAAGTCAGGTGGTATCGCGGTTGCCGCTGTTGGGCGGGCGAGCGACTACACCACCGGCACGCCGCACCAAGTCTATGCCTTCGCGGGTATGGGCATGGCGGATATTGCCGGCGCGGTTGCTGAGGGTATGTATCTCGAAGCAATCGCGACGGTCGCCGGCGCTAATGCGAATTGCATCGAAGTGGACGCGATTAACGCAGGCGCTGCTGTGCCGACGATAAATCCATATCAAACACTCAATGTTGGCGCGGTCGCCGGCATCGTGGTCGCCTCTGGCGGTGGCGCCGGTGAGAGACCAGGACCGCTATACCCGGCCAGCGCAGCGATCATAATAGACCGTAACGCTAACAACTTTATACGAGGCATTGTTTTTGGCGCGGGGGGTATCAACGGCACTGACGGCACGACCGGCACCGGCATCGCTGTTCAGATGGCAAAGGGTCATGAGATACAGTGGACACACGACAATAGCGGGGCGCGCAATACGTTTATTCGTAGTGACATGAACGTCGCTACTGGCACCGGCATCCTGTTTAGCGCCGGTGCATTCTTCGTTGTCGATACAGCCAGTGAAACCCCGAGACTGTCGGTCACCGCCGCTGGGATGACGAACGTCTATGGTGGTATTGCCTTTCAAGGTGCTCCTGCCAGCGCCTCTGATCTGGCGCACGGTTTGGCCCTGTATGGCAGCACGGTTGGACTGAATGGCTATGCCAACGACATAAACCTGAATGTGCCTACGGGAGGTAACTTCAATTTTGTGATCAACACCGCGAGTATCGGGTTTATAGATCACACCGGAATAAATTATCTGCCGATAGGACAGACCGGCGCGGCGGCTGGAACGTTTACCACTCTCACCGCGAATAACGTAGCAACGCTCAACTCTGGGCTGAGCTTCGCGAATGCGGTTGCGCCAGGTGGCGTCACTGATCTCTCGAAACACATCATGCTCGGATACGGCGGCATCGGATTTAATATCACCTCCGGTAGCCTGAACTACGTCGCGACCAGCGGCAATGTGCATAGTTTCGTCGTCAACGGCGTGGTGGTAGGCACCATCGGCGCTAATGGCATTATGACCGGCCCAGCGGGCAGTCCAACTTGGACAAGCGGCAGCGCTGCACCAGCCGCAACCGCACCAGTTGGTTCGCTCTACTCACGCACGGGCGGTGCGGTTGGTACCACGCTGTATGTATCGCGCGGTGGCGGAACGTGGGCAGCGGTGGCAGGAGTGTAGCATGACTACCACACCGTATCTCAAACTACAGAAGCCACCATTCGATACAATACCGTGGGATGAAGCCATCAACGGTAACATGGATACGCTTGATGCGTATATCTCACGCTTCATCTCGATCCCCAACTATGCAGGTGGGTGGGGGAATAGCGTATCGTATGTTGCAGGGCAGAACGTCCTAGATGCGAGCAATAGTCAGATATATCAGTGTCAGGTCTCGCACACGAGTTCAGCGTCGCCTGTGACGTTCACACAGGATCGTGCCACATACCCGACGTATTGGGTGCAGACAACCAACGTCGTGACTGTGCAATCGACAGGAGATGTTGGGCGTAACCTGATACACAACGCGTTGTTCAACATTGGCCAGCGTGGTGTTGGTCCATTCACTGTTAATGGTTATACGCTGGACCGGTGGGAAATCGTAGCTAATACCGATACGTTCTCAGTAACGCAAACCCCACTCAACGATAGTGATCGCGTAGCGATTGGCGATGAGCAAGCAAGCTCTATGATTGCTAACACGTTCACTGGCACGTCCGGCGCAGGCGCATTCACGGTTCTTATTCAACCGATAGAGAACGTGCGTCGCCTCGCTGGCAAGACTGTGACTGTAAGTTTTTGGGCGGCATGCGGTGGAACACTCAAGTTGGGTGTCAACGTCAACCAACTCTTTGGCACAGGTGGTTCACCGTCTACGACTGTTCCCGTCCCAGGACAATCAGTTAGCGTTACAGGAGCATGGACACGATACAGCCTCGTGTTCACGCTACCAAGCATCAGTGGCAAAGTGCTTGGCACGAATGTCAACCACGCGACGGGACTATACTTCTGGTATTCAGCAGGCGCTAACAGTGCAATACCGTCCGGTAACGTCGGTGTGCAGTCTGGCTCCATCTACCTGTGGGGTGTGCAGCTAGAAGTTGGTAGCACTATGTCGCCACTAGAGAAGCTCGACATTGCAGACGATCTGGCGAAGTGTCAGCGGTTTTATCAGACCGGAGCTATACAGTTCTATTTCTACAGCACGGCAGGACAGACTGTAGGAGTTTCCGCATCTCTTCCGGTTTTTATGCGAGCGCCGCCAACAGTGACGCCGGTTTTTACGGTCAGCAACGTCACTGGTGCTGCGATGTCACCACTTGGTAGCGATACAGTAAACCTGTATGGCACAGCGACGGCAACCGGCACGGTCCAGTTGCAAGCAAACTTCATCGCCAGTGCGGACCTCTGAGGATACATGTATCTCAACAAAACCAGTGGCAACCTGAACCCACGCGGTCAACAGCCGCAGTCGAACTTGCAGGTCTCGACCGTGCGTTCGTTCGAGGGTGGGCTGAACGTCACCGACACCGACCTGAACATGTCACCGAAATTCGCCAAGGTGTTAGACAACCTTGAGCGTAGCATCGATGGCTCGCTCGCACTGCGTCCTGGCACGAAGCTATTCAGCAACCAACTCAGCGATGCTGCTGACATTGTGAATTGCTACTACTTCGTTGATCACATCATCACGATCCAGACCAGCGGTCGCATGTATAAGGTTGCTGCGGATGGCAGCGTCGTGGAGATGACGATCAGCGGTGGAAAGCCGTGGCCGACTGGTGTGACCGAAGTCAACTTCACTATCTTCAACAGTGACCTGATTATCTGCAATGGGCGAGACAAACCACTGATCGTCAGTGGTGATCCCAGTGATCCGAACTACTTGCTGGTGCAGTTCCTTGTTGATCTGGCGACGATCACGAATGTCAACACGCCTGTTGGCAAGTATGTGATTGCACACTCACAGTATACCTGCATCGCTGGTGTAGTGACTGATCCCAGCACACTATTCATCAGTGCACGCAACACGAGCGGGACATACTTTGGCGATCCAGCACCGAACGACGCTGTTAACGTTGATCTTGGTCCTCGCGTTTCTCTGGGTTCCGCTACGATTACTGGATTGGTCGCTTATCGCGACAAGCTGTTGGTCACGTTCGAGCGTGGAGTGTTGCCTGTTAACTTGGGTGTCTACACAGGCACGCCAGCAGTGCACACTCCCACCGATGACGGGTTCATCGAAGAGTATGGGTGCCTCACGCACCGCTCGCTCATCTCAGTGGGAGACGATACCTTCTACTGCGATAATGTGGGAGTGAATTCGATCACGCGTGTGAACATGTTCAACAC